GAACCTAAAGCAGCAGGTCCAAGACTTTGAATAAGCTGTTGTTGTGCAGCAGCCTGTTGTTCTGCTTGGATTTCTTCCTGTGTTTTTACTAGGTTAGCAGTATCTATACCGATACTGGTAGCTAGTCTTTTTACCGCTTCATCTACATTGACGTACTGTCTCATCACATCTGGTCCTAAAGCTTGAGCTACAGTTGTTATAAATTCAATCAGTTTGTTTCTATCATTACCTCTACCAAGTCCTTGAAGTCCTGTCACTATCTTAGGTTTAACCAATTCATCAGGTAGTTTGGGAACTTTACCTTGTCTTACCAGTAAGTGCATACGTCTTCTTAAATATGGCAGTTGAAACTCTTGGGTCAAGATACTATAGATACCACCTAAACTATTCTCTAGCTCTTGTGCCATAAGATTTATCTCTGCTGCTGTCACTCTTTCTGCGTCACGTTGTACTGATCTTGCCATCAAGAAAGCAAACTCAAGTCTTGCTTCTATTCTTTGTATTGCACTAAAAGCAACAGAGAAGTCTGCACTTTTTCCTACTTGCATTACAGAAATATCAGAAGCAGCACCTTCACGAATAGCTCCATTAGGTGCTTTAGCTATAGTGGCTGCCCTTGTAATTCCATTTGGATTTACTAAAAATAAAGTCTTAGCACTAGCAGCAGCACCTTCAATTATTGCTTGCATCAAAGACTCAAGACTAATCAAGTCTCCTCTGTACTCTTCTACATATCCTCTACCATAATCTTCTCCATCAACTCTAATAAATCTAAGAGGAATAAAAGGAGTAACATCTACCTTTGATCTGCCATCTGTGTTTGGTATCTTTTCTCCTTTACATTCTTGAAACCAAAAAAAATCATCATTCATTCTTTTGATAGATGTATATATATCTAAGTCTTCCTTCATCATCTCTGCGTCATAGTTCTCTTTCTTCTTAATCTGTTCTAAAAACTCAAGAGGTAGAGCTTGTGGGTGTACTGTTTCTTTTATTAGTATTTCTAAAACATTACCGACTTCATCACGCTTACAAACAAACTTAGATAGTGGATATACTTTAAGTCCTTTATCTGTCAGATATAACAAGACATTACCTGATACTACAAGATGTTTGAGTGCTTCAAACATAGCAACTCTATCGTTAGATATTTCTATCTCACTCATTAAAGCATTTTCTATTGTGCGTAATCCTTTATCTATTTCGCTTTGTAGTGCTTCTTGCCCTTGCTTTCTTATCTCAAGGTCATCAATATCAAGTTTAAAAAATGCTGTGCTTGGTGGCAGCAAAGTCATTAATAATTTATTCGATAAAGAATTAACTCCACGACTACCAGTAGCTTGAAATGGTGTCTTAATCCTAGCTCTACTACCTGATGTTTGTTCTGGTATCAAGCTAGGTATGGTTAGCTTTGAAGATTCTTTTGCTTCCCTATCATAGACAGACCTACTACCAACAAGTGCTTCATACCTACCTGCTGCGGTTGTACCTTGTGCCGAATATTCCATGTTATGTAGGATAGTTTAGATTATTCATATTACTTCCTGAGTTAGTTAATAAAGGTATTTGTAATGATCTAGTACCAAGTCTTCTTCTACCTGTGGTTGGTGTGATTGCACTTTTTTTCTTAGTAGGAGATTTTAATTGTTTTCTTTTTTCTCCAACAACAACTTGTTGTGCAGTTTGTTCAACAGGAGAATCAACTGGTTCTGGTTCTGGTAAGGGTGGTGGGCTTGGTCTTCTGAAACACATAATTAAGCTGTCCTTCTATTCTTTGATTTTTGTCTGCCAGTAATGGACTTATTCCCCATTCTAGCCTTTGCTAAACTTTGTGCTTTAGTTGGATTACCTTTAGAGTAACCTCTTTTTAGTCTAGCAGCACGTTCATTTCTTTCTTTTGCTCCACCTCTACCTCCACTCCTTGTAAGTTTTGCAGCAGTTGTAAGGCTTGCAGCAGTTGGGTCTACATAAGTTCCTTCTTCTTTTTTCCTTTGTATTCTTAAAGACTCTGTTGCTTTAGCTGTATCTTTAGGGTCATCAACTCCTTCCTGTGAACCAGTAACAGTTACAGGTCTGTTCTGAAATTCACGTTTGGGTTGTTGTCTTGTAGCTTGACCACCACCACCAAAACACATAGCTAGTTCTCCAAGACTCTGTTAGTTAACATAGTTTCTTTTTGTCTTAGTTGCTGTTCGATTAGGTAGTCAACAACAGACCTCTGCCCTGAACGATACCACACTTCTCGATCTGATAGCGATAAGTCTGGGCATCTGTTAGGAAACACAGCATCTAAAGCTTGTATAAGTTCGTCAGTAATTACAGGTAAAGACACAAAAATTAAAGAGCTATCTCTATATTA